CCCGGATGCGCGGGCAGTTAATGAACCACCCGCCATCCGACTTCACGTATCCGGTAGTCTCCCTCCCGGTGTCGGTCATCACCCATACGCGGGTAAACGAACGCGGCAGGCCTTGCTTAACTGATTTGTACGTCATCATCAGCCTCCGACCACCATGAACAGGCCGACGCTGTTACCAGCGCTGATCGGCAACTCACCGGTGCAGCCGCTGGTATCGAGACGGGCCAGCGAGTCGCGCAGCCAGGTAATGCTGTCGGTACCGTAATCGAACGAACGAGACGCGCCAGACGGCGCACCCTGCGATTTGATGCGGCGCGCGCCGGACGACGTAGCCATGAGCGCCGCGGCATACATCAGGATCAGCTTCGCTGTGCACTCGTCATACCCGGCTCCATCGAGGCACGGGATAATTTTGTTCACCACGCAGAGGATCGGATCCAGCAGCGCGCCCGGGATGGAGTAACCCAATTCACCGAGGAACGCCTGCACGTCTGCCGCTGTGATTGGGTCAGCCATGGTTATTTCGCCTTCTTGATAGCTTCTGCCAGTGCCGCTTCAGCTGCGTCAGCACGTTTTGTTTCAGCGTCCAACTTAACTGCACTTTCCTGCTTCAGTTGCTCAATCACTTCGGCATGCTCTTTATCCTTAGCATCAATTTCAGACCGGGCCTGTTCCAATTGAGCCAACGCCTCATTGAGTTTTGACTGCAAATCTGATGCACCGGTTGCCACGGGCGCAGACGGTGTCGCCACTTCAAAGACGAGCTTCTCACCCTTCTTGTCAGATGATTTTTCCGCCTTACCCTGCTCGATCCACTTTTCAGCGATCGAGTCATCGACGTCATAAACCTGTCCAGCCTCCAGCTTTTGAAGGCTGGCACCGGCAAAGAGGTTTGCTACCAATACCTTTACGAGTGCCATATTGTTTCCTTAGCTCGAAGCGTGAATAACAGAGTAGTGACCGTTGATGTCCTGCTTGACCATCAGGCCAGCAGCACCCCAGGTACGCCAAACGTAATCTGAGTTGTAGAACTGACGCGGATCAGCGACGGTGCCGAAGGCCTGGCCGACGATAGGAGCAATCACGCCAGCCTGCAGTGGTACGATTACGATTTCGTTTCCGGTCAGCTCAGCATCTTCTTTGATTGCCGCGATGCCTGACAGTTTGGAGATCTCTTCCAGCACGGTGCGGAGAGAGTTCACATCGAAGTACTGTTCCCAGTTGGACATGATTTCGCTGGAGACGTACCACGTCTGCTGCCCGTACTGCATGTTTTGCAGCTTAAGGACGTCACGCAGGGCAATCGCCGCAGCACGCATGGCTTTTGGGTCGGTGCTTGTTGCGAAGTTAACGCTCAGCGTTACCTGCGCCACACGCTCATCGTGACGCAGTCCCTTCCAGGTCTTGTCATCGAATTTGATGTAGTTACCGGCTGCATCGCGGAAGCCTTCCCAGATATAGTCGACATACTGGCGACGCACATCATCCACAGAACCGGCCTGAGCATCCGCCAGGGATGAGAGCGCAGATCCTTTATTGAATACCGGGTCACGCCAGTTAAATTTAAAACCGCTGTCGTGGATCGGCACCATGGTGCCATCGAAGGTGTAAGACTTCGCATCCAGCGCAGCACCAATCTGACCGGACATGGAAGTATGCGCCCAGCCACGGCCGCCGGTGCGAGCGTATTCGTAAACAGACTCTTCCAGACGAACAGAGCGAGACAGCGGCATCAGGTCGTTCAGCAGCGTGAATTCGGTATTCGGTTCGAATTGTTTCAGCACGGTCTGGTCACAGGCCTTGTACAGACGGCGGATATCGTCGACTGCGTTTACTGCGTCCAGTACCGGGGCATTTGCCGCTTCACCGCGAACACGGGTACGAGCAATAAAGTCTGCCACGGCCTGAGCACTGGAATTACGAGCGAACGTCAGTTCATTGAACTGAGCCATGTTGGCTTCGAGGTTCCCGGTTTCGGTCGCCTGCTTAGTGGAGAATACAAACATTCAGGTGCTCCTTATTTAATGACCACGCGCAGGAGGTCACCTGCCGTTGCAATGGTGTATGAGCGGTCTTCTTCTACGTAGCAGCGGACCGATTCATCAGTGCCGACAGCTTTAACGCGGCCGTTGGCAACAGAGAGCGGCTGCCCTTTGGTGTAAGTGCCTGCTGCAGCTGGCACGTTGAAGAAAACGCCTGGGGTTGGGTGGAAAGCAACAACCCAGTCGCCAGCCTTGATGACGTCGTCTACGGTTTTGCAACGCAGGTAGTCATAATTGGCTACGTAGAGGATCGCGGCTTCATTACCATCCACGGAGGCGGTGAATTTCTTCGTAGTGTTGTCGAAGAAACCAATCGTACCTGGAGGCGTATCAGCGGCTGCAGCACCTTCACGGTGAAGCTGTGGGTTTGCGAAGATACCGCCCGCGTGAATTACGTGTTTTCCGTCTTTAGCCATTTTTTACTCCGGCATTTCGCTGACTGATTGGGTGTTGGTAGCCTGGCGGAATGCACCGTTCAGGCCGAAGGAGGTCTGGCACTTGGCGTACATAGCGTCGAGGGCCTTACCGTCCAGATCTGCGACTTCTTCATCGCTCATGTTCATCGCCAGCTTCACAGCTGCGCGCTTTTCGCCTTTCTCTTTGTCGGCGTTCGCGTTCAGGCTGTTGAAAACGACGTCCACGCGATCGGCGAGTTTCTGCGCCCAGGCTGGCATCTCTTCGTTATTGGTGGCCTGCTCTTTTTTCTTGGACTTGCCGGTTTCCGGGTCGATTTCTTCATCGCCTTTTTTCTTGGCGGTGGCTTCTTCGGCCTTCATCTGGTTGTATGCGTCCATCAGCTCGGCGTCGGACTTGCCTTCAGTCGGCTTACCAGCGGCTTGCAGCGCATTGATAATTAGTTCTTTCATCGGATCGTTCTCTCCGTTGGTTTTAATCTCGTACTCAGTGGGTTTGCGCACGACTTCTACAGGTTCGCCGACGAACACGGCCTTGCCGTCATCATCGATGAGGTACTTCTGCTTCAGGTATTTGGTGTCATTGCGGTAGATGAAGCTGTCCGGCCACACCGTTTCAGGCCAAAGCCACTTATCTTCGGCGTCACCCTCGCGCAGCTTGTCGCTGATAGCGCGGGAGATGTCGTCGAAAGAGAAGTTGGAGGCATTGGTGAAGAAGAATTTTGTCTTGTTGAGCAGACCGTCGCGGGTGCAGTCGATACCATCAGCCAGGCGGGCAACTTCGATCTGCTGCTCATCACCTTCTGAGTTAACGAAGATGCCTACGCCCTCTTCTGGCGTTCCAGCGCCAGGCTCATCAAGCAGTACCGCCACATGGTCAAACATCATGTTGGTGGCGATCTCGTTGTACTTCTTGCCCTTAGACTCGCCATTTGCGGCGATGCCGGAATACAGCAGGCCGGTGGAGATGTGGATCGGATCGGAGTTGGTACCGGCCAGCATCTCATCCAGGCGGTTAATCAGGCGCTTCCCCTTGTCGCTCGACTCGGCGTACTGGCGGTTAACGTACATATCGCCCGTCACTTTCCCGTCTTTGTGGCTGACGTTCTGCAGCCATGCCCCGACGTGATACTCATTCACCGCTCTGACATCGCGAGCAGACACATGCTTGCCGTCAACCTTCGGGTGGCCCAGCGGCATCGGGTTTCGCTCAAGCGTGTTGTAGGCCTTTTCGATTTCTGCTGCCGGGTACAACTTCCGGTTCATCACGATATCGTCCACGACAGGCGTGATGCCGCGAACCACGATATGTGGCTTGCCGTCGATGATTTCAGTGGTGATGTTTGAAGCGGAGTTGACGACGGTCAGCACGTTAACGCGGTTGCGTTTCATGCTGGGTCCTCATTGGTGGATTTCAGGCAATAAAAAAGCCGCTTATGCGGCTTAGATATCTTCAAATATTTTTATACGGTCATGTATTTCAATTAAATGCTCTCCATATTCTTCAGGGCTTCTGGCTTCGCTATCTCCACTTATCCAGCCGGCCAAATTCATATGTTCCCATCCATGCAAATAATGGCTTAACTCATCAGCAAAAAATGCATTT